CCTACTTGTATATCATAGTGGTTATTAAGCGTGGCCGACTTGTTAATGTATATCTTATGGTGTCCGTCTATTGTAATATCACTGCTGCCTTCTATGTAATGATAATTATGGCCTACAACATAGGTATGGTCATCGCCTTTGACTAAATTAACTTGGTCTCCTAATACATCCCACTCTAAACTATTACCAGTCTTATGGCGTAGGTGTATTCGTTCGGCCATTGGTGTATCATCAAATTCTAATATATGGCCACTTTCCGTTTCAGTTACCTTGTTATATGGATACACAGCATTATATCGTATAGGTGGTTGATTAAAGGTTGTTGTATCACTACCTGCAATTGTACTGCCATCTGCGGCCGTTTGTGCGTCAAAGTCTGCCGTTGCAACATTTGTTATTCTGGTCGCTGTTCTTATTTCATTGACTAGAGAAGTGTCGCCTGTGGCCAGTCTGTTTGTATCACTTTCATTTATGTATTTAGGATAGATATGGTCGCCATCATAAAAGGCCTTGCTATACCAACGACTAGAGTACTCACTTGGCCTGCCTGGTAGTACACCTAATATAACTGGTTGTTGGTAACTATCACCGTCTCTAAAATAACCAAACACCCAAGTACCGTGAACAAGAAAAGTTGGCGATTGGCCGAGACCAGATATACCGCCTGCTGTCGTAGGTAACATAGGTTGCGCCCACGGCAGGTCTTCTGTCGGTAAGTCTGTTTTACTTTCACTATGAAGGCCTAAACACCTTACACGAACACGACCGACTTTCTCTGGATCGTGCCTGTCTTCTACAACTCCTGTAAATGTGCAAAACTTATTCAAAATTTCCTCCGATACGGCTGCCCTTTATAAAACAGCAGATACTATTATTTTTACTATTTATTCTAAACCTACGCAACTGACACGCTAGTGGCATATCTTTGATTACTCTATCTGGCGCAGGCTCACTCTGGAGACCTTTGAAAAAATTAATCTTCATAGCTTCTGTAAGTAAATTTACGCAGGTTTTCAATGAGTTGCGTAAAGGTTTGTTTAAATCTGTTCTCATTTTGTTCTTGCATTTATTGTTTGCGTAGGTTCTGCGTATCTCTGGTCTATGTGTCAGCAGTACCTCAGCGACCCTATAATATACCCTTTAGACCTCTTGGAAGGGCGTCTCGGAGGGCGTTTCTCTATGTGTCTCTCTATGTGTTAGAGTTTAAGATAATAAAGAGAATATTCCATCGTCTATACTATAATTATCGTAAACCTTGCCTTTTTCCCCTTTGTGTAATACTGGTTCTACTTCTATGTCTGTAGCGTAATATGGTCTCTTAACGCTATCTTTGATTACTTCAACAATCATTGAGTTGTATGTCTCTCTAGGATTGATTTTATGAGTAATTTTAGATACTAGATAACGACCAGATAGATATGGGTCTATATCTAGGTCACCTTTGTTTACTTGTTCGTATAATGGTATTTCTACTGAGCATATGTCGCCAACAGAAAGACCTGTAAAACCAGGTAAGTTTAAACTCATTTTAAAACTATCAAACATTACCTCTTGCGAATTTCGTACTAATAGTTTGTCTTCACTAGGAACCGTATCAAAATCATTGTGTATCTTTTTTGTATTACTTGACATTAAAAAGGTACCTTCTGCTAAATCATCTAATTGTCTGCCGTCTCTAAAAGGATATACTGGTGCTGTCATCTTTTCTTTTTCTCTTGCACCACTTCCATCGTGTTCCGTGTGATGTAGTTCTTTGTAATTATCACTATATTTAAAATCTATGTTTTCAAACTTTTTATTAAATAAGTCTGTTTTATGTACTCTACTTGCTAAGGCACCTGTCGCTAATAGTTTCATTGTGTTAAAGTTTTCTATAATCTTATACTTGTTAATCGTCTGCATTTCTTTTAATATATCTCTATCACCTTTTGCGTCTCTTGTATTTGCGACCTGATTAATAAACTTTGCCATACTAGGTCTTGCTGTATCAGGTGCTACTGCCAACATACTTTCATATGATTGACACTTAAAACCATCTGCTGTTTCAAAAAACTTATAACCTGTATTTTTAAATCTTTTTGATTGTGCGTTTCTACATAAGAAATCTAATGTGTGAAATGGATTCCATCTAGGTATAACATACTTTCTTTGACCTCTTGTTGGTTCAATAAAGACATCTTTTTGTATATTCAGTTCACCATTACAAACTTCACCTATCATTTTAGATACATCACCAGTTAGACTTCTTCTAACTTTACTTGTTTGATTAGTAAATGCTTCTTGCGAACAAAAGTATAATATGTACACTTGACTTCTAGGATTATATACTTGTCTTTCACCTATTTTGTATATGACCATTGGGTGTTTTTCAAAGTCATAGTGTCGTGTACAACCAGGTGTACCAAACTTAAATTGTAATAGTTCGTTACCTGTTAAAGGAAAGTTATTAGGTAAACCAGTAGAGTCCGTAATCACTAATTGACCTGACATTACTTTCTCGTTCAGGTCTTCATAGAGTTGTAGTTCCATAACAAGACTTGTTATGTCTATCTTCTTTGCTGTTGAGGATCCGTCGTTTGTTGATTTAGAGATTATTACAATAGGACTTAATGTATAATCACCTGCCTTTTTCATATCGTCTGCTGATAGCTGACTATACATATTATTCCTCCATCAATTTATCAAATTCTTCTAAAAATGCTGCTAGATAAGATTGGTCCATTAGTTTAATTTCTGATATATCATCTTGTATTCTTTGTTCATATTCTCTATTAGAAACAGATACAGCACCTGCGTCTGTACTCATACACTCAATCATAATGTCTGTATCACCACTTGTTTGTGGTTTCTCGTGGTGGTGTATTGCGTCTGGATTTGTATATTTGTCTTTTATAAAGTTCTCAAAGTCTGCATAACTCATAGGCCAACCGTAGTATGCGTCTGTTATATTATTTGTTAATAGTATGACCCAATGTAAATCTGATTTACCAAAGTGTTTAAATGCAACATCTTCAGGTCTTTCACCTTTAACAACAAAATACTTTTGATATAAACTTGCTGTGTCTAATATCTTATGTCTAACTTTTACTCTTTTGATTATGTCTGTAACCAGTTTCTTTCTCTGGTCACCTTTCATATCATAGAGTACTAGTGGGAATGAATTGAAGTATGACATATTAGTATCCTAATCCTATCATTTCTTTTGTCATAATTTCTGTTTCTGCAAAAGTAGCAGTCATAGTTGTAGTGATAGGTGCTGCTCCTGTATCGTCTTCTCTAAATGTGTGAAACTGACCTTCCGTTGCGTAATCTACTTCTAAATTTTTTAATACACAACGAGATATATGTGGTATGTACCTATTCTGTTTGTTTCTGTACATATAAGTTATTTGAAATTCTGATGGTGACAAGAAAGCACCTTTTGTTTTATTACTAAATTCAGGTAACATATGAAATCTGAATAGTTTTAAAATCTTTTGTACCGTTTCCATTTCTTTTCTGTTCTTTGGTGCAAATACAAATGGGAATGCAAATTCTCTAAATGGTACACTTCTAAAAACTTGTTCGTTAAATGGGTTTAATGCTCTACCCATAGACTTATCTATTGCACCTCTTATATCACCAACACCAGGTAAAGCACTTGCGATACCTACAACAGCCTCACCTAAAACTCTTTCTAACATCTGACCACCACCTTGCGTAATCGCTTCTTTCAAGTCCATAGACTTACCTGCTTCCATACTAGACGCCATAAGTCCTGCAAGACCAGTTGCTAAACTTTCATAGTTGGCTGCATAACTAAATTTTACTGCGTCTCCTGGTGTGTAGATACAAACACTATCACTAATTCTACTATGTGTTGTTGAGGCACCTTGATTGATACCTGATTGTTGTTGTCTTAATCTCTCTTGCGCTTTTGATAGTGCGGCTGCTTCTTGTTGTGTAGGTTCACCGATACCAGCAGCTTCTGCCTCTGGGTCGCTAACCTTTCTACTCATATTTCTATTGTATGCTGATTTGTTATGTTGTATAATATCAATTATAACATAGTGACCTTCGTCTAAATTACTTGTCTCTTCAGGATAATATACCGTACCAAACTGAAATCTATCTTTCAATGCTTCATTAGGATTTACTGCACCACCTTGACCTATCTCTAGTGGAGATGAGTTAAGTATACTTGCCGCTTTCGCTTTTGTAGCTTCAGCAGATTGCAATCCTGTAAATGATGAAGTAAAGTTATCTATCTGACTATTGATATTGCCTACTGCGCCATCAACAAAACCTTTGATACTATTTGCACCAGAATTAACTCTACCTTTTAGTACTTGACTTATTTTACTTGTAAACGCCATATATAAATATCCTTATGAGTTGTACTAATATTTATACAGGAAACCTAGATAATGCCAACAGCAAGTTATAAAGGCCGATATACACCACAAAACAAAGACAAGTATTTAGGTAATGTAAAACGCATTGTCTATCGTTCTAATTGGGAGCGTAAGTTTATGGTATACTGCGATAGAAACGACAGCATTAAACATTGGGGTAGTGAAGAAGTCGTTGTAAGATATCGTAATCCTATTGATAAGAAATTACATAACTACTTTCCTGACTTCTTTGTTGTCACCGAGAAAGACAAATATCTCATTGAGATAAAACCAAAAGCCTTTACAATCAAACCTAAACCTAGGTCTCGTAAGACTAGAGCATATCTCAATGAGAGTATGGCTTATATCAAAAACAAAGCCAAATGGGGTGCCGCTAAGCGCTTTTGTGATTTACAAGGTTGGAAATTTAAAATTCTAACCGAAGATGAATTAGGTAAATATTAAGCAAAATCAGATAACTTTTCGTACACACTTCCTTTATCAGGATTTGCACCGTTACCTTGCGTAATCATTCCTGTACTGCCAACATTTTGCGTATTGTTGACTGGTTGATTTTGTTGTACGGTAATGACATTAGTATTACCACTTGCGATAGTGCCATCTTGTAATACTTTTTTATCTTTTTCTTCAAACTTTTCTTTCATACCAGCAATGCTGTTTTCATTTACTTGTTCTTTAATTTTATCAGCGTCTGCTGCTTGTACATTAGCGCCATCAGCTGTTTCTGTGCCAACGCCTTCTGCGTCCGTTGATAGTGCAACAGGTTTCATACCTAGTATCTTACCTAGTTTACTATTTGCAATCGCATTGTACATACCTTTAAATATGTCTGATATATAATCACCAACTTTACCAAAGGCACCTTTAATACTATTCCATATCTTACTACCGAAGTTAGATATACTTTCTGTTAGTGCGTCCCACTTCTCTACTAGACTATCTTTTAGACTACCAATATAATTTGTAAAGGCATCCCACTTCTCTTTTAGAAATTTAGGTAATGCCATTATGGCGTCAACTAACATACCACCATACTTAACTATACCATCTTTGATTGCTGTAAACTTAAACATAATAACTGCTAATACAGCGATAACAGCAAGTATGATTAATATGATTGGTAAAAATGATAATGTTGTTGTTAATACTGCTGTACCAAACATTTTCAAAGATTTAATTGGTGTTAATAAACCTTTACCAAAAGATATAAATGTCTTACCTATACCTTTTGCAAGTTCACCTATTTCTACAAACGGTGCTTTGATACTATCTACAACACCTTCTAACTGCATACCTATACCACTTAACATAGGGTTTAGGTCTTGTTGACCACCTGCACCTCTAACATTAGATTGGTCTGTTTGTAGTTCTTCTTGTTTTCTTAAATTCTCTTCTTTTTTCTCTTCAAGTTTCCTTGACTTTTCAGCAAGAGCAACACTTTGTTTTATTCGTTCTTTTTCGTTTGTAATTTTAGATAATGCTTTTACTTCTTTTTGTAATTCTTTTTCTTGTTTTAATAGATTATTTTGTTCTTTTGATAATACTTTTTGCTCTTTGACAACTTCTTTTTGTGTAAGTATAACAGGTTTAAACTCTTGTCCTATTTGTTCTACTCTAGCAGATATACCTTGTTTTCTTAATGTTTCTACTTCTTTTTCTGCTTTGACTTTAGTATCTTCTCTAAATCTCATTGCAGCTTGTAGAGATTTAAGACCTTCAGGTATGTCTTTAGCACTTTCAAAACCAGAAGTTAGGTCTTCAACACTAACACCTAGTTTTCTCATCTGGTCTTGTAGATTATTAATGGCAGCGTTTTGTGTTTTTAAACCACCTTGTTGAAATTTATCTATTGTATCTGCAATAGTTTTATTTAATTGAGGTGCAACACTAGTCTTAATACCTTGTACAAGGTTAAAAGATTTCTTACCAACAACTTCAATAATTTTATTAAGTTGGTCTACCGTTGTATTCTGTAATGCTACAGCTGCCATTTATGTGTTCCTTACTTCTTTTGAATTTTAGATGATTTTCCGTTCACATATAATCCAAACCAAGCAGCACCTGCCCCAACAACAACTGATACGAAACCAGCCTGTGCATTATTAGGTGCTTCAAGTGCCATAAACCAAGTCATAGTTTCATAGAATACTAGACCATACAATACCATCATTAATCTAGGTACCGTTCTCCAGTTTGATAAGAATTGTGGTAGTTCTTCTTTTAGAAACCACCATATCCATTTAATCTTATCTACTGCGGACTTCTTTTGTTCTTCAAACATATCTCTCTCCTATTATTCGTAAACTTTTTTTCTCTCGTATGCTTGTTCGTGTCTGCCTACGATATCAAGTATCTCCCAAGAACCGTCTTGTTTTACTTTTACAATTGCGTCAACTTTATCGCAAGTCATATTGTAAACACCAGCTTTCTCTTTTGATTCCTTGTATTCTCTTTCTGCTTCTCTCTTATTTTTCAAGCAGTCCATTAAGTTTTCACTTGCTCTGTGGTCAACTAATTTTCTTTCACCTGTCTCTTTGTCTATTTCAAAAATACATACTGCAAATACGACACCACTCATTGGGTCACTTTCAGAAGTCTTATGTTCTTCCTTCATAAAAGTTTTGTGTGTATGTTTCTTTTCAATAGGACAAACTTGGTGTCCGTCATCTCCACAACCTGTGCAATCTGCGAATACTATACTTACACCACCTAGAAAGATGATAAAAGTTAATAAACCTGCTAATATATATCTACCTGTCATTAGTTAATTACCTTTAATAATCGTATGCCGTATTTTGTTTGTTTATCTTCTTGTAATAAACCTTTTACAATTTTACAAGAAAAGATAACTCTCTCACCGTTTACTTCACGGTCGGCTACTCTTTTTGATTTTAAACATTGTGCTAAGTTTTCTTTGTATACCCACTCTATCATCTTACCATTAAGGTGTAATAATAAAGCAACAACACCATCTTTCTCATACTTCTCGCCACCTGTATATAACTTCTGAGCGTGTGCAACTGATATGAACAAAAATAGTGCGATTAATATTTTACTGATTTTTCCCATTTTTGTAAATTATGTCTCTATTACTATCCTTCAGTTTTTCAACATCATCCCGTAGCATTTTGACATCCTCTTGTAGCCTTTTTATGTTGACACCGTTGTTCATCATTGATTCCATAGACTTTTGCATTTGTTCTAATTGTCCTGCAATGTGCTCAATTAACATAAATTGCTCACTATCAGCAGGTAGACTGCCCATTTCACCACGAGGCCATTTAATTCTAAACTCGGTGTTTTTTTCTAACTCATCACCAATTCTTTCAACAGCCTGGTTCAAGTCCTTTTCTGCTAGCTGCGCTTTTGTCTCAAGCATAGTGATACGCTCTAATACACCAAAGTAAGCCCAAACACCGACAGCAACTGCTCCGATGATGGCCAACATATTCTTCATTGGCATACTAATCGCCGTTTCACCAGATACATCTAATCTACTCATAACTTCCTTTTATATCATTCCTTTTGGCACACTTGCACCAGCTTTACCAGCGCTTTCTCTTCGTGCCTTTTCTTTTTCTTCTTTAATGTGTTTCACTAATAAGCCCACATATACATCCCGTTCCCACGGAATCATATTCTCTAACTCACTCAACGAATATTTATGATGTTGAATAAGTGCAAAATTAGTTTCGTAATAGGCCTCTAGGGATTCGTGGGCGAGGCAGATACGAAAAAATCTTGTAGTCCCGTAAAGGTAACTTCGGACTCCTTCTTCGTTTTCGGATTTACAACCTTTAATGTGTGTCTCAATCTAGGCATTTCATCAAAAAACTTTCTGATTAATGCAAACTGGTCAGTATTTAAGTTATTAAAAAACTCAACTAGTTCAGCTTTAGTAGAATCCTTAGCGGGGTAAATCTTGTCTCCCTCATAGATATGGTCTATGCAAGACACCATCAAATCAAAGATTTTGTCTGCGTTCATTTCCTTATCTATACCCATTGGTACAAGTTTAAGCGTAGGATACTTCATAACTATTCCTAGTTTTCTACTTTCATCTAACACAACATTATTAGTATGTTTATCATCTACCTGGACCTCTACCGTAGTTAGGTCTATCTCAACTGGTATAAGTGTAATCTTATCTTCTGGACAGATTACTTGAAATTTACCAACTTCACCAACACTCTTTGCTCTTATATTTAAAAACAAATACTCAATATCAAATATAGGTAAATCTTCTGCTTTTAGTTTACCCATTGTACAAGCATTGACTAGGTCAATCGTAGCGTTTTTCATCGCTTCGTCTTCACCTGTTTCTAATGCCATCATTAATAGTTTCTCTTCTTTAACTAGAAATGGTCTGTATTTGACTTGTTGGTCTACTGAAGGTAATGTCAACTCATATGTTGGGACTTCAATCTTCGGTAATGCCATAATGTTTCATCTCCTAATAATTTTTATATATTTAGTGGTGGAAACTTAAATGGAGGCATAACTCTTCCACCAGTAATCTTGCCGATTGGAAAGCTTCGTTTCAAATCTTCAAGCACGCCTCTACCTGCTCTTCTCAATTCAGGTGGTAATTTATTCAATATACCTCCTAAGAAACCTGGATCACCTTGTTTGATAACAGGTTGAGCAAATTCTGATTGACCAATATGAAATTTATTCTGTTGGTCTAGTGCAAAGTTTAACCAATACCTATATGTAAAGGTAACTTCAAATGTCTGTACATCACTCGTCTCGGCTGCATATGATAGTTCACCTACTTTTGTAGGATATGCTTCCCATAGT